GCGGCGACGCCGATATCATCAAAGAATTTCTCGTATCGCTCGGGTTCCAAGTCGATCAAGCCGGGTTCGGCAAGTTCAAAAAGGGACTCGGCGACTCGACGAACCTTGCGCTTACCGCGGGAAAAGCGATCATCGGCGTTGGCCTGGCCGTGCAAGGCATGGTCGCCGCGTACACGTCCAACCTCGAAAAGCTGTATTACCAAAGCAAGCGGACCGGCGCGACCGTCGAGAACCTGCAAGCACTCGAGTTCGGGTCGAGGAAGATCGGGCTGGCGGCCGGGCAAGCGCGCGAAATGCTCGAGGGCATGGCGGCAAACCTGCGCATGAACCCGGGGTTGCTTGGCATGCTGCAAAACTTCGGCATCAACGCCGAGGGCCGCGACGGCGCGCAAGTAATGCTCGAGCTCGTGCAAAAGCTGTCGTCGTTGCCGCATTACGTCGGCGCGCAATTCGCGGGCATGTTCGGTCTCGACGAGAAATCGTTCCTGATGCTCAAGCAAGGGTTGCCCGAGCTACTCAAGGGCATGGACGAGCGCAAAGACCTCAACAAAACGCTCGGCCTGGACCCCGAGGAAGCGGCAAAAGCGTCTCGCGAGTACATGAATCTGTGGCGCGGCATCACCGAGAAAATGAGCGCCGTCGGCATGAAATGGTCGGTCGAGGTTTTACCGTACGCGAAAAAGTTTGCCGAGATCATCGACCACGTTCTCGACCGCCTGGCGCACGTCAAAATGGACGAGACATTGCGCGACCTGATCGACGGCTGGAAAAGCTTGGGCATGCTCAAAAACGGGAAGCCCGCCGAGATTAAAGAGCAAATCGCCAAAAACGCCGACAAGAACCTCGAGGGCTGGAATCGCATGTTCGGGTCGCACCTGACCAACCCGTACAAGGGCCGCCCCGGGCAGTCGGCATCGGGCAAGATCACCGGGCCGGACGGCAAGCCGGTTCATTATGAACAACCGGTCGCCGCGGCCGTCACCGCCGGCGCAACCAACGTCGCCGCCCTGTTCTCGGGCCTCGAGAAAACGTACGGGTTGCCGGCCGGGGTACTCGACCGCATGTGGGCGAAAGAGTCGGGCCGCGGCCGCGCTATGCGCTCGCCGAAAGGGGCGAAAGGGCATTTCGGGTTCATGGATGATACGGCGGCCGAATGGGGCGTCACGAACCCGAACGACCTGACTCAATCAGCCACCGGCGCCGCCCGGTACATGCAATTCCTGACGCAACGATACGGCGGCGATCTGCAATCGGCGCTCGCCGCGTACAACTACGGCTTGGGGAATTTCGACAAGGCCGGCGGGCTCGGCGGACGCTTGCCGCGCGAGACGCGCGATTACGCCGGGTCAATTAGCGGGCGGCCGATCCAAGTCACGCAAGAGACCAACATTCACATTGGCGGCGTGTCGAACCCGGCCGCGGCCGCGGATATGGTCGTCGGCGGGCAATCCCGGGTTAATGGCGACCTGGTGCGCAATCTACAAGGGGCCGTTCAATGAGCGTCACCGGTTTTGTAATGCCCGTGCTCGCAATCGGGCTCGGGTCGTTGTATATCAAGCCGCAACGCGGGTTCTACCCGTCGGCCGACTCAGGATCGACCGAGGCGATTGTCGCGCATACGACGCTCGAGGAAGTGCACCGCGACGACCTCGAGATATCCGAGCACCCGATCGAGCAAGGCGCCTCGATTGCCGACCATGCGTTCAAACGCCCGGCAGAGGTCATCATCAAATGCGCCTGGTCGAACTCGCCCAAGCCGACGACGTCCGGCATTGTGGGCGCGGCGCTCGGCATCGTCGGCGTCAAGGCGCCCGCGGTCGGCGCCGTGCTGGCGGCCGGGCAAACCCTGTCGGCAATTGGCGGGCTTGTCGCCGGCAACAGCAACGACGGCGTAAAGGCGATCTATCAACAACTGCTCGAGTTGCAAGAACAGCGCATTCCGTTCGACGTCTACACGGGCAAGCGCGCGTATCGCAACATGCTGCTCAAGTCGCTATCCGTCACGACCGACAAGGAAAGCGAAAATTCGCTGCTCGTGACCGCGCAATGCCGGCAAATCATGATCGTTTCAACGTCGACCGTGCAAGCCCCGGCGGCCGCCAGCTATCAGAAAATACCGACGAAAACCTCGTCGATCATGTTTGCCGGACAAAAGCAACTGCAAGCGATAAGTTCCGCGGCCGTCAACCCTGAATTGTCGATAAGACCATGAGCGTATTTGAAATCCCGTTGTCGCCGGCGCCGCAAACGTTTTCGATTTCGCTGTCGGGCGTCGACTATCAACTTACCGTGCGCTGGAACGTCGTTGCGGCCGCCTGGACGCTGGACGTTGCGGACACGGCCGGCGAGCCGATCGTTGTCGGCATCCCGATCGTGACGGGCGTCGATCTGCTCGAGCAATACGCGTACCTCAACCTCGGGGGCAAGCTGATTGCGCAGTCGGACAACACGCCCGACGCCGTGCCGACGTTCGCCAACCTGGGCGCCGGCGGCCGCCTATATTGGGTCGTGGCATGACGGCCGGGCAGCAATTCGGACGCAAGGCAACATTGATCGTCGCGGGCGGCGCCGACGGGCTCGACTTGTCAGAATTACACTTTAAGTTTCAGATAACGGCCGCCGATACCGAGTCGCCGAACGCCGCGGCAATCCGCATCTACAACCTATCCGACGCGACGGTCAAGAAAATCACGGGTAAAAACCCGGTCGAATTTACGCGCGTTGTGTTGCAAGCCGGATACGAAAGCGCGGCGTACGGCGTCATTTTCGACGGTACGATTAAGCAATTTCGCCGCGGGCGCGAGAACGCGACCGACTCGTATCTCGATATCCTGGCGGCCGAAAATGACCTCGAATACAACTTCGGCGTGTGTAATACCACGCTGGCGGCCGGGTCAACCCCGCAAGAACGCGTCGGCGCGATCGCTGGCGGGCTCGGCGTGTCGCCCGGGTACGTGTCGCCCCTGACGTCGACCGGCGGCACCCTGCCCCGCGGGAAAGTCCTGTTCGGCATGGCGCGCTCGCTCATGCGATGCGAGGCGGCGACCCGCGGCGCAACCTGGTCGATCCAAAGCGGCAAAGTAAACGTAGTCGCGCTCGACGGGTATTTGCCGGGCGAGGCGGTCAAACTCAACACGCAAACCGGGCTCGTCGGCATGCCTGAGCAAACCGAGCAAGGTGTTAAGGTGCGATGCCTGTTGAATCCGAAAATCAAGGTTGGCGGGCTTGTGCAGATTAACAACGGTGACATTAACCAAACGAGCGCGGCGCCTGGTCAAGCCCTGCCGGCCGGGCAACTCATGTACGACCGGCGCGCGGGTATCCAGTACCCGGCCGACGTCTCGAGCGATGGTTTTTACCGCGTCTTTGTGGTTGAATACGCGGGCGATACTCGCGGGCAAGAATGGTACTGTGATTTGGTATGCCTGGCGGTCGACAAATCATCGGACAAGGTAAAAGCAAATGGATAGGCGCGAACGGATAAACGACGATCACGCGGCGATGCTGGCCGCGCTCAACGGCGAGCGGGCGACGCTTTGGACCGCCTTGCCGGCGATCGTGCAATCGTTCGACGCCGCGGCCGAGACCATCACCGCGCAACCGTCCATTCAAGCGCGCGTGCGTAATCGCGACGGGTCATACCAGTGGGTCGACTTGCCCGTACTGGTCGACGTCCCGGTCGTGTTTCAGGGTGGCGGCGGGTTTACGCTGACATTCGAGCCGCAACACGGCGACGAGGCGTTGATCGTGTTCGCCTCGCGCTGTATTGATAACTGGTGGCTGCTCGGCGGCGTACAGGAGCAAGCCGAGTTGCGCATGCACGATCTGTCCGACGGGTTCGCCCTGGTCGGCCTCAAGTCGCAACCGCGCACGCTGGCCGGCGGCGTAAAGCCGGGCGTCGCGCAATTGCGCGCGGACGACGGCGGCATGTACATCGAGCTCGCGGCCGGTAGCGTGTGCAATATTGTCGCGCCCGGCGGCATCAACATAACGGGCCCGGTCAACGTCACGGGTACCGTGCACATCACCGACGCAGTAACGACCGATAGCACGATCGCGGCGGCCGGTACGATCACGGCGCCGATCGTCAACGGTACGACCGACGTTAAATTCGGCGGCAAATCGGGCATCGGACACAAGCACGGCGGCGTGTCGGCCGGTACCGGAACATCGGGGGTACCAACATGAAATATCGGGCACTGACGGCGGCCGGCGATTACGCATTCGGGCAAGGCGCCGCGTTCTTCCTGGTCGACTCGGCCGAGGCGATCGGGCAAGCGGTCAAAACCCGCCTTAGCCTATGGTCCGGCGAATGGTTCCTCGACGTGACCGAGGGTACGCCGTACCTGTCGCAAATCGTCGGCGCCGGCACACAAGCGGCGTACGACCGGGCGATACAAGAACGCATCCTCGGCACCGAGGGCGTTATCGCAATCACCGAGTATGCAAGTTCGTTGCAAGCGCGTAAACTTAGTGTATCCGCAACAATTGTGACCCGGTACGGGACAACAACCATTGACACGAGGGCCGGGGCA